AACCACCGGTGTTCCCACTAGTATTGTTGTATAGTGAACATGTATGTGGAATCGGTGATGCTCCTTCTTTTATCGAAAGCTCTGACTGAAAAGACCATGAGTATTTACTATCTGTGAAGTCATGTAATATTAGACTGGTAGATTCACTAACCATGCCTTGAAATGCATCTCCAGCTTGCTCCTCCCCCTTAGATGCAGTAGAAGAATGGATGGTAGTTACAGCTGTTCCTTTTATGATACCGGGTGAGTATACTGCAATATTAGCCTTATTGCTAACATCAGACCATTTACTATCCGACCCGGTAGTGTCATTCACCTTAACAATATAATCACTAACTCCTATATAGTAACCACGTCCACCAGGTAAATTACCTGGGTCTGATTCTGCGTTAGATGCTTTACGCTTAATGCGAGCCATTATACCTATTACAGTAACCCCGTCAGGTATACTATGCCTGAAATCACTACTCACAAGCATATAACTCTGTGAAGGTTGCAAACCGGCATTGAAACTCATACTCACTGATGAACTAGCAAATATACTATCAGTACCAGTTACACTTCCTACAGACCCCCATAATATATCTTCAACACTAGATTGTGATATTGAAGCTGTACCAGCTACATTCCACCCTGTATCATAATATTTATCACCTTGTATCATAATATATGAATCAGTAGATCGTCTAGATCCTGTTATAACAGGTTGTATAGGATCATACTGCCAGTAAGGGTTAGATGTAGTAACTACCGACCTTAATGTATAGAATACTTTCAATCCAACAGATTCAACTAAAGCCAGTCTTGAATAATACGGAGCTACACCTGCCCGGCCTTGTACAATAAATTTAAGTCCAAAGCTTCCGGTATTAATCAGGTCCGGTGTCCAATTTCTACCCCATCTCTGGCCGTCATTACCGTACGAAGCAGTTACTCCATTATATGCTATAATACCATCACCATACGGGCTCTCTGACCATTGCCCCGGCTGAGCTTTATTTTCATTTACTATATTAGAAGAACTAACATTAACATCTAACCATACGCCAAAATCTTTACAAAACCCAGTATCGTGCGACTGCATTGATCCTGTTACTACTTGTGTTTTACTTATATAAGCCTGGATTCCTTTTATTGTAGCACCCCGCGGAATATTAAATCCGTAATCACTTACTGATAACATTGGTGTAATTACTGCAGTTGGACCTCCTAATGAACCGGTAGGGTTTACCTCATCGAGATTCGCGTACTGAGTTGTATCACCCCATGAAATAGGTTGCTTTGATCCAGTTATATCCTCTATATTACCCCATGCGTGTTTCGACGGTTGTAGATCTCCGCTAGCGAAAGAAGCTGTAAGTTTAGCCTCATGTACACTCGACGGATACATTATTCCAGTATCATATAATTCATCTACCGTTATAAGTTCGTTAAACTTATATTTAGAAGCCGAAACACTTAACCCTAAAGGTATTAATACGCCAGGTAAATTTTCGTAGCTACTACTTACATTTTTATTTTCTAATAACGATATCGAACCTGTATGTAAATAATAACTAGAACTTAATGAAAATTCAGTTTGATCTGTATCATACGACATTGTGTAATAAGGAGTCGTCCAAGTTGGTTTACGTAAGACGACGTCTTTACTTCGTTCTAAAATATTAGGTTCGATTAATATCCCATCTAACTTTTTAGCTCTAGCTGGTAGTAGTTGTTCAATTTGTTTAAATAAAGACATATCATATTGATATATCATTCTTAAATAATCATTGTAATTATTTCTATCATCATATTTTTTCCAGTAATCCCATGCCAATGCTTTTAATCCTGGGTAGCTATCCTTGTATACATTATCAGGTGCACCTATATAATCATCAACCTCCCAGAAACCTAACTGATTAAATATATCTTCATTAATAGAATTCTGAGGTGAAAAATAAATTCCTAGTCTAGGTGAGTCTACTGGTGAAGTATCATATGTTGATTTTTCTTTTCTTGTCTTTGTGTTTAAGACTCCTGTTAATGTACTACTCTCAATCCGTATTTTATCACTCCATAAATTATTTCCGCTGATTGATGGATTTTCAATGTAATACGTTTCATCTATACCGTAAAAGTCAGTCGACCCACTAAAGTTATGAAAACTAGCAGAAGTAATCCAACTACTAGTAAATTCAGTTATCGATTGATCAGGGTGCTGAGATTTTAAGCTTGACGTTGTTGCAATATCAAATTTTTGTCTTAACGGTATTCTAAACTTAAGTTGCTCAAATGAAGACGTAATATTATTACCGTCGTAAGCAGATGGCGACGTTACATGGTTTGCAAAATCTTCTTCATCTAAAGGTCGACTCCAATATCGAATTTCTTGATACGAACCAGAAAAATGACTAACACCAGCTGGGTTGTCGCCCCACCCGTAATGTATCTTAGGTATAGTTTCAGTTCCATGTAAATCAGGTCGCTTCCACGAATGATTGTAACTATATTCTGTAGCACCTGTGATAGAAATGCTTGCAGTTACATCAGTTGTTAATTTATCATATTTATGTTTTTTGATAAACATGGTATACGAATTATCAGATCCAGTAATATCGGTACCGGTATCTCTACGAACCATTAAACCAGCCCAGTTACCATCGAATAGATATTCATCATTGATAGAAGCTGATTTATAGCCACCGCTTCCTGAAAGATAGAAATTTAAATTACCTTTCTGTTTATTACTTCCTGAAGGTACAGCTGTAACATACCACTCAGGTCGCGGTCCAAAACCGGCCTGAAATATAGTTACTCCGTTGACCGATTCTTTTAAACCGTCCTTAGTTCTAAATCTTAATTCTAAAGTATCAGGTACCTTATAAGATCCTGTCTTTACAGGTAACCATGCTGATCTTATATATTGACCGTTGTTAGCTCTTAATGCATATGAAAAATCATCTTTTACAAAAACAGGTTTTTTTGTTCCGATTGGTAATTTAGGTCCACCGTATTCCCTTATCGTAAGCATTGTTTGAGGTATACCGTAACATGAAAGCAACGCTTTGACGCTTCGAGCAGTTCCTTTAGTCTTAAGCATATATGGTAGATTGTTAACAATTCTTCTCCATATTTCTTTAGTTACATTTTCTTGAGATTCACTTGATAATGATCCCGTAGATTGTGTAGTACCGTCTTGATTAGTCCCTAAAGTATATTTCCATAAGTCTGTCGTATTGTCGCCTATTGTTAAATTCCACCCCATCGACTTTGCAACATTAAATAATAAATCATTCGACATTCCATCATGAGGGTGCTCTTCTCTAGTAATAATTTTATTTAAATGTTTTACGTATGTCCATAATATATCAAAATGATGGCCCATCATATTTACAAACAACTCATATTGATCATTACTAGAATCATTGCGAATATGCGCGGGTATTGTTTTTACTAGTCTATTATCATTATCGCGATCAAATAAAGAAGCTGTAGCAATTAAATTTTTGTAATAAGTATCTGCAACACTTGATGTCGTGTGGTATAAGGTATATGGTTTTTCTGGAGGTAATCCGGTTTGGAGTGAACCTCCTTGACTCCATGCTGTATTAATTTGATTCCATTTTGTAACAGCCTCTTGCCAAGTCGACGGTGTTAATCTTGAATAATCAGTTTTAGGCCATGGATCTATTGAACATGATCCGTATGTGTATTTTAAACTACCACTTTGAAAATAAAGATAGTTTTCAAAATCATCGAAACCAGATATTACTTCATTTCGTTTTTTAGTGGTTACATTTACATTCTCTCCTAAACTACCAGTACTGCTATTTAAAACACCTAATCTAGAATCATATTGCTCTATTAGCTGAAGTTTGTATTTAAAATTCTTAACACGTTCTCCAGCTGAGCTAAAGTGCACAAAGTTGTCAAATTCACAGTAGCCTATGTTAAGTTTAATTCCACTTAAACTACCACTAAAGTAATTATCAATTATCTGCTGTGATGTTGTTACACCAGATCCTAATAATTGATTCCATGTTTTAAAATCAGTTTCTGTATTTAAAGAATATCTAGTATCAACATCAAAATTAGGACCTTTAATATTACTAGGTGCAATTACAGTATCTGAACCGGCTATCTTTATATTATCTATGTAAGGTAATGATACTTCATCTACAACCCAAGCTTGATCCTGCAAATTAATATTATCAGATAATTTATCATATAATTTTACAACAATAGTAATCTCATCTTCTGATCTATCGTCAATAAAATAATTTACTCCTGTTGCAACAATATCGTTTCCAAAATTAACTAAGAAATCTACATCGCCTATATTTTTTAATTCATTAAAACCTTGATCATAGTATTTAAAATCATCTATAGGTTTTAATCTTATTTCTTTTCTCGAAGGTGATATTTCAGTTAACGCCATTTTCTTACCGCTAAATGACCCAACTATGCTTCTATAAAAATTTAATGTAAATTTATAATTACCACCAAGCAACCCTAAATCTCTGATTGCGTTATGTATATCAAAATAATAATTTCTTGTAGAACCACGCTCGATTGAACTCTTAGGTTTCTCAATTTTATATTTTGCATTATGGTTTGATATTATGTAATTACCATCTTCATCGTAAACATGAAGTTCAATTATTTCTCCTTTATTAATATCAAAAGTAGGACTAGTGTTAGTATATTTAAGTACTAATAGATCCTTCTCAGAATATCTATCTCCTCGAATAGGTTCCGCGCTCTGGAGTATTGCATCTTTATTTTTATAGTCTTTTAACATTATTGCAGTGCATTAATTTGATTGGTTAAAGCAGCGACCTTGTCTTGATAAGCTTTTCTGGATTTAATATAACTAGCTAGTTTATCTAAGTACGGAAGAAATTTAGGTAAGCTTGTATACTTTCGTTCGAACTCGCTTTTAGATCTTCTGTATATTTTATCTTTCTTTTTATTACTAAGTAATGCTTTAAAACCATCAACATCTTCATTATTTATTAAATTTCTTCCTATATCTTTATTAGTACTA